CCGCGTGCAGCAGCCCAGAGTCCAGCCGGTAGGGGGTCGCAGTCAACCCGATTACCCGCATGTGCGGATTCATAATCTTCAGGTTGCTCAGAAACCGCTGATACATCGTGTTGGATTTACGAGGTATCAAATGACAGTTATGAACTAACTTCCCATCAGCGAAGAAAGAAGGATGTCCACTGACTTGAAGGTTGAATACAGGTGTAGGGCTTTCTGATTTGATATGCGATACACGGACCACCCTTGGGAAATAAGAAACTCTGTCTTTTTTATATCTTGCGTCCTCCTCTCCAAAGAGGAATGACTGGACCCATCTATCTCTATTGCTATCTTCATTGATAGATTCGCAATGTCCACTTTGTAAGCTGTCGGGTATCCATTCCCCCTTGGAATCTTGGTCGGAAATATAAACTCCGCTTCCCACCCCTCTCCTAGAGCGTGCAAAAGAGCTAGCTGCGGTAAAGGCAGCAACTGCCCGTTCCCTCCTCTGCGAATAGGCTTGTGTTTGATCTCCCGAAGCTTTTGCCTCATTTTTATTCTTGCTTGACTTTTGCTCATCGGATTCGAAAATTTCTTCGAGCAAGAGATTGAGCAAAAGCTTTGCCGATTCCAAGTGCCCTCCTTGATCGCTGAAATTATTTCCCCCGATGCCGATCTCTTGATCCAAGGAAAAAACTTTTTCCCACAAAAGACGCAATCCTTTGATGCTGAAAAGACTCGATCCGACCTCCAACTTCGCAGCTGCAACCCATCCTTTTGAGGTAAAGAAGGGGTGATTTCCTGTGCAGGTTGTGACTGTTCCATCATCAAACTCCAACTGTATAAGGTCGAATGCAGGCTTTACTGAAACCGCTTCAACGGTTCCAATCCCTGCGGCACTATATACAAGATCGCCACACCTCACAAGGTCTATTGTTTTTGGCCCACTCGGGGTATCTATAACTGTATCTTTAGTGAAACACTCATCCACCAGCACAAGATCCACCTTTACAAACTTCGATGCCTTCTTATGCACCGACTGAATTCCACAGAATACGATAGGCGGCTCGTAGTCACGCTTCTTAAGACCAGCGGAGTTGATTCCTGCCGGGGCTTCAGGCCAGGACAAAACTCTGCAATCACAACTGACTTGCCAGTCCCCGTGGGCAGAACAATCAGCGGGTTGCCGTCGTTGTCGGCAAAGTATCGAAACGTGCTATCGATGGCTTCTTTTTGATATGGCCTAAGGTTAATCACGAATTTAACTCCGGCTTCGGCATTTTAGACAAAATGATCTCTGCAATCTTCTTAACTTCACGCAGTTCTTTTTTGCTTTCTGAAACGATCAGCGCGTAGGCATACACATCCAGCGCCTTCATAATTACAAACATCTGGTCACTGTTCAGAAGCATCGTCGCCTCAACATCTTCTTCGCTCAAGTCGTCTTGTCGACCCATACGGCACCTCCGGGCATCTTGTACTCAACCCAGTTAGGCCCTGAGTTTATCTGTTCTCCGGGGATCAAATCGGGAACAAACAAGTGACTCCCGCAGCCTTTAACTTGAGCTTCGGTGTCCAAGTCCTTTTGATGCAGTTCGCACTTCCAGCCGCCCTCTTTCAGCGGAGTACTGTGCAGACAGGGTAATGCTTTGAGGCATTGAAGAAGTGCATGTAGATCTGCGCTTGCGCGTAATACACAATGTCCCAGTTCTTCAGCGCATCTGCTGGGCTCTTAAGTTTCAGCGAGTCCAACTTCTTGAACTTGGCTTCGTTGACGATCTTGCACTCCCACATATACAGCGTCGTTGGGTCTTGCAGTAACCCCATCAGCAAACCGTCGCAGTTGCCGCGAAAGTGACCGCCTAAAGCCTCAAAGGAATGCTGGACACCGGGTTCCTTTTCCGTGGAAAGATCAAGCCCCGGAACCATCCGAAGCAAGTCTGCGACCACCTTTTCACCCCGGTGCCCATCATTGATTCGTCTTAAGCCCGCAGCCTCAATAAAGCCGCGTTTGACCCATCTGAAATTCAGCCACAACTTTCGGTCGCACGAGGCACCAATAGCAGAAGCCCCAAGGTAGGGTCTAGACCTTTGTTCTTGAGATCCCTCTAAGGCAGCGTCAATAGCGAGCAAAGTAGGGTCATGCGTTTCAGGTAGTTTGGCCATGATTTCTCTCAAGGAGAGGACGCGACATCCCAGTGTAGCGGTGGGTGTGTGGGGGAAACACCAAGATGCCGCGCCCTCGCCGTTACTTCTTATGCCGTTCCCAAGGCTTCGGAGCAGCCCCAGCAGGAGCCGCAGCCGGTGCAGCAGCAGGAGCCGCCTTCGGAGTTTCCGTCAGCCCGTAATAGCTGGGACGGGTCTCCAGAGCACCCTGCTTGTTTTCCTTATGCTTAATCACGACCTTGACAGGCTTGAAGTGAAGTTCCTGCGAGTCTGGCGGCGGGAAAGCAAAGCCCACTGCCTTAGAGATTGCCAGCAACTGGAACAAGCCAATCTTCTTGGCCTGATCGTTCGGGTTTTCGATGTTGAGTCGATCCCAAAACTTTCGACCCGGAGCGCAAGGGCCGCTCACAACGTCAAACTCCAGCCACAGATACTGACCCGTGCCAGCCTTGGTAGGCCGCAAGTCGGACTGCACAATCTGCATGGTGTACTCACCCGCCGGAAGAAGCGTGTTCTCTTGCGGGGCCTCAACGCCATCAAAAGCGTTTGCATCAAAATTTAACTTAGCCATTTTACTCTCCGATCACGTTTGTCATTGCAGTGCTCAAGGCATCCGCAAACTTGGAATAGTCGAGGGGAACCATATCAGGCAGCGGCCATCGACTCTTGGCCTGCCAGCCCGGACGCTCCTGCGTGTACAGTACACGACTGCCGGTGCCAATTGCGCGAGTGACCTTCTGATTGAAGCCCACATCACTTTTGACAGTAGTGTATTGCTGGTTAGCAAACATCAGGATGTCACACCATTCGCTGATGAGACTCGCGCTGCCGTGGTGCAGATCCAACTGATAGCGGTCATACGGGTCAGCCAGCGGATCGTCGAATCGCTTGACCTGTGTATGCGCCAACAGCACAACCTGCATGTTCTTGACAGTGCGCAAGTGATCGAAGCCTTCCAGCAATTGCTTCCAGTAATCACCTGCCGCCTTGTAGCCGCGCCCGTAACCGATGGCGTCAATAGTAGCCACGTTGTTGTCCTGCGCGACGCGCTTGTGGATCAACTGCTCCGCCCAATCCGCTGAGTCGAGCACAACCGTATTGAAGTCGTGATCCTCAGAGGCCAGCGAACCAATCGATTCCATCATTTCATCAAAAGACTGCGATACCGGGAAAGCCGTTGCATTGACCGCATCCAAGCCCTCTTCGGTCTGAATAAAGACCGGGTTCGGAGCCTGTGCAGCAAAAGTGGACTTACCGATGCCGTGGGTGCCGTAGACCACAATCCGTGGCGGTCGGGCAGTGCCTGTTTTGCGTAAACTTTGAAGTGAAATAGCCATCTCATGCTCCCATAACAATTGATACAGTGGTTTTTGCGGGTGCAACAGTCAGCGCCGGAGCAAGCATCTTGTAAAGTTGCGGCTCATTGTTCGCAAGGTACTTGACACCAGTCTCGTCCAAGGCTCGCTTCACCGGCCACAAGTTCTCAGGGATCTTGTGCGACAAAGTGTCGAACGCTTCCCAGTCAATCTTGCGGTTAACTCGTCCGGTGATGGTCACCTTGTAGTCGCCCACTGAGTGGGTCTTACTTCCCTCGTCGCGCTTGCCAAGGACTGCGACAAGTTCTTCTTCCAGCGCTATCCGTTTTGCTTCAGCCTCCTTCTCAGCCTGCTTGGCCTTGAAGAGATCTTCGGCAATCTCAAGTTCAGTTCTCATTTGCGTGTTCCTCTGTTTAGCGTGTTTAGCGTGTTCCCGGCTTACCCGGTAGTCGAACAATACTCCCCCTTGTGACGGATTGCAAGGGGTGGCATGATGTCACTGTGGGCAGGAGGAAAAATGACCCTTGACGACTGGATCGAATCGAAAGGATTGACACACTCAGAGTTTGCGCGTATGTGCGGCTGTTCTCGTGAAGCTGTGACCCGCTGGGTGACTGGCTCAAGAGCACCATCGCCTAAGTGGCAGAAGGTAATTGAAAGAGTAACCAAAGGGCAAGTAGCTATTGGTATTTACGATTGGATGTCTGATAGGGACAAGGTGTATCTGCTGCTGTATCGCCAAGGGTTCACTATTAGTTCTGCGGCAAAGAGGCTCAAGATTCATCGCAATACTTTGGCGAACTACTTGAACCGCAAGAGCCTTACGCCGTGGCGCATCGTTCAAAAAATTCATAAATTAGCGGGGTTGACACATGATTGATGCAGTGATTGTTGGCAAGCCGGTCAGCAAAGGAAGGCCGCGCTTTGGTCGTGCCAAGAATGGCAACATGGTCGCTTACACGCCTTTCAAGACTCGCAAGTACGAGCAGGAAGTTAAGTCGCTGTTCCAGATTGCTATGTTTGGTAAGGCTATGCTAGAAGGGCCTGTTAAGGTCACGATCACAGCTTACTTCAACAGCAAGAAGAAGACGGGCTGGCACACCTCTCGACCGGATCTTGACAACATCATCAAGGTAATACTGGACTCCATGAACGGCATCGTTCTGCAAGATGACGCCGCTGTTGCTCAAATTATTGCTAGCAAGCAGTACGACGAAGGCGAAGAGCGGGTCGAGGTTCAAATCGAAAATGTCTGACAACTTCATCGAAGACTATGCCGCCAAACTTGTTGATGGCGGTTACCGAATCATTCCCATCATGCCGGGTACTAAGCGACCGGGGCGCTACTTTGAAGGCGTCTGGGGGGAACTGCCGCGCTGGACAGAAATCAACGCTGCTAATACCCATATCGACATCTGGACCAAGTGGCCCGGTTGCGGCATCGGCATCCTGACAGGGGAAGTCGTCGCCATCGATATTGACGTATTGGACGAAGGCGTTGCCCTCAAAGTCGGGGAGGTGTTCCAAAACAAACTCGGCCAGACCGATCTCATCCGCATCGGCAAATCCCCCAAGGCCCTGTACCTGTACCGGACACTGGAGCCCTTCAGTAAGATCTCCTTGCACCCTATCGAAGTGCTTGGGGTCGGTCAGCAGTTCGTTGCCTACGCCTATCACCCGGAAACCAACAAGCCTTACGCATGGCCGTTCGACGCACCGCACCAGACGCCCGTAAACGCCCTGCCAATCGTGACCCGTCAGCAGGTGCTGGAGGCCGCTGAAGAGGCTTATAACGCT